CTTAAGAATAGACAAAATTCAGTTGTTTCTGATGACGAGTTATTACATGCTCAGTGGGAACAATATCAAAACAAAGTCATCGATGCAGCGAAAACTGCATATTCTTGGGCAGTAACTAGAGGAATAGCAAAAGAACAAGCAAGGGCAGTATTGCCTGAAGGATTAACGATGTCACGAATGTACATGAATGGTACATTGCGTTCGTGGATACATTATATAGAATTAAGAAGTGCAAACGGAACACAACAGGAACATATGGATGTGGCAAAGGCGTGTGCAAAAGTAATTGCCGACATATTTCCGTTGTCAGAGTCGTTTGTAGAATAGAATTTAAGGGGATAATATGGCAAGGCAACATTTAGGCATCAATATCGATGCCCGAAGGGATCGTTTACTTTCAGATCAAGCATTTAAATTATTAAAAGATTATTATTGCATAAAAGATGAGAAAACTCCACAAGAAGCATTCGCTCGTGCAGCAGTAGCATATAGTTATGGTGACATGGAATTAGCGCAGCGCATTTATGATGGTGCGTCTAAGGGTTGGTTCATGTTCAGTTCACCTATCCTATCGAATGCTCCGATGCCTGATCAAAAGGCAAAGGCACTACCGATCTCATGTTTCCTTTCTTATGTTCCTGATACATTAGAAGGTTTAATTGATCACACATCAGAGTTGCGATGGTTATCCGTAAAGGGTGGTGGTGTCGGTGGTCATTGGTCAGACGTGCGTAGTATTAGCGACATCGCTCCAGGTCCACTTCCGTTTCTACATACAGTAGATGCTGATATGACTGCATATCGTCAAGGAACTACACGCAAGGGTTCATACGCTGCATATATGAACGCTGATCATCCAGACATTGTTGAGTTTATACAAATGCGTATTCCTACTGGTGATGTGAATCGTAAGAATCTAAATTTGCATCACGCAGTAAATCTATCAGACGAATTTATGGAAGCAGTGCGTGATAACGGAATATGGCATCTGAAGGATCCTAATAGTAAAGAAGTTCGTGATACTATGCCTGCTCGTAAGTTATGGGAAATGCTACTTGAAACTCGATATCGTACAGGCGAACCATATCTAAACTTTATTGATACAGCGAACAAAGCATTACCTGAAGCGCAAAAGAAGTTAGGACTAAAGATTCATGGTTCTAATTTGTGTAATGAGATTCACCTAGCAACAAGCGATGATAGAACTGCGGTATGTTGTTTGTCCTCGCTAAACTTAGAGCGATATGATGAGTGGCGAAACGAAGGTATCGTTGGTGATCTAATACGATTCTTAGATAATGTGTTGCAGTATTTCATTGATAATGCACCTGATAGTATTAGTCGCGCAAAATATTCGGCAGAGCGAGAGCGTTCTCTCGGACTTGGAGCAATGGGATATCACTCATACTTACAGAAACATATGATTGCGTTTGAGTCTCAGGAAGCATTAGATACTAACATAGAAATGTTCAAGTCTATTCAAGAGATGGCAATACAAGAGTCAGAGATACTTGCTAAAGAACGTGGCGAAGCACCTGATATGAAAGGTTGGGGAGTTCGTAATGCGCACTTGCTAGCGATCGCTCCTAATGCCAACTCTAGTTTGATTGGTGGTACTTCGCCTTCTATTGAACCGTGGAAAGCAAATGCATTTACCTCTCGTACACGCGCAGGATCACACCTAACAAAGAATAAGTATCTAGTGGAATTACTCGACAAACTCGGTAAGAATGATGAAAAAACTTGGTCATCTATTATTACAAATGGTGGTTCAGTTCAACACTTTGATTGGATGCCTGATGATATGAAGATGGTATTTAAAACTGCTATCGAACTTGATCAAAACTGGGTAGTTAAACAGGGTGGCGATCGTCAAAAGTATTTGTGTCAGGGACAGTCACTTAATATATTCTTCCCTGCTGGAGCAACTAAATCATATTTGCATCAAGTACACTTTAATGCTTGGAAGTATGGAGGAAAGGGACTATACTATTTGAGAACCGAAACATCTAACAGAGCAGAAAACGTAGCACAAAAAATAGAAAGAGATAAATTGATAGAATTCACAGACAACACACAGGAGGACGAAGATGACAGCTGTCTTGCATGCCAAGCTTGATCAACCAGAAATAGAAATTTACACTAAGGACAACTGCCCTTACTGCATACAAGCCAAAGATTGGTTTACCAGTCATGGGTTCAGTTACACCGAGAATAAATTATATGACGAAGAACAAAGATTAGCATTCTTTCAAAAGTTTCCTACAGCAAAAACTGTACCACAAATATTGATAGACGGAAAAAACGTTGGGGGATACGACGAGTTTATGAAGATGAGTGATACATTAGTTAAGAAACAGTCAGGTGGATTGATTGACTTTTCTAAAACGTACAAACCTTTTTACTATCCATGGGCAGTAGAAATTACTACAAGGCACGAAAAGGCGCACTGGATTGAGGACGAAGCAGATCTATCAGAAGATGTTTCTGATTGGAAAGGTGGTAAGATTTCTCCAGTAGAAAAGGATTACATTACAAACATTTTGCGTTTGTTTACTCAGTCAGATGTGGCAGTTGGACAAAATTACTACGATCAATTTATCCCTAGATTTAAAAACAATGAAGTTCGTAATATGCTTGGATCATTTGCCGCACGTGAGGGCATTCATCAACGAGCATACGCATTACTGAACGAAACACTTGGACTACCTGATAGTGAGTATCATGCATTCTTAGAGTATAAAGAAATGGTAGAAAAGGTTGAGTTTATGATGGAATCAGATCCTTCTACTCAACGTGGACTTGGACTATCACTTGCGAAGTCAGTATTCAACGAAGGTGTTGCGCTGTTTGCTTCCTTCGTTATGTTACTCAACTTTCAGCGGTTCGGTAAGATGAAGGGAATGGGTAAAGTCGTTGAGTGGAGTATTCGTGACGAGTCTATGCACGTAGAGGGTAATTCTAAGTTGTTCAGAGCATTTTGTGCTGAGCATGGACGTATCATAGATGACGGATTCAAACAAGACATATATAAGATGGCAAGGCAAGCAGTAAAACTTGAAGACAAGTTTGTTGACCTTGCTTACAAGATGGGACAGATTGAAGGGTTGGAAACTCAAGAGGTGAAAGACTACATTCGTTACATCACAGACCGAAGGTTATTACAACTTGGGTTGAAACCAAACTACGGTGTCAAAGATAATCCTTTGCCATGGTTAGAGTGGGTATTGAATGGTGCTGATCACACTAACTTCTTTGAGAACCGTGTTACTGAATATGAGGTAGCAGGTTTGACAGGTGGTTGGGATGAAGCATATGCATAACAAAGTAACAAGAGGAGAGCAGAAGCATGGCTGAAATCGTATACGAACTCATTTGTGATGGGTGCGGTGCTGATTATCAGATCAACTACGTTGACAACAATATAAATGATTATGTGGAAGAACCAATATATTGCCCGTTTTGCGGAACGGATGTTGACTTGAGTGATATTGATGATGGAGAAGAAGAACAAGAATATGCCCCAAAAATCGAGTACGAAACAAAATGAAGAGTATGAAAACCCGTGGTTGTTTAATGATAAACCATTTACAACAGAACAGATAGGAAACTTTGTTGGGTTTTGTTACGTTATCGAATGTAAGATTGATGGGAGAAAATATATTGGACGCAAATACTTTTATAGTAGAAGAAAGGCTAAAGGTAAATCACGTCGTGTAAAGAGTGAATCAAACTGGAAGAGTTATTACGGTTCTAATGAGTTGTTAAAGGAAATGGTCAAATCCTACGGAGGTCATCAATTCCGTAGGATTATCTTGTCTCTTCATATAACTGAAGGTGACTGCAACTATGAAGAGGTGAGATTACAGTTTCACCATAACGTGCTTGAAACAAATTTATTTCTGAACGAAAATATAAACGGTAAGTGGCACAACAAACCACAGCATATTATTGAAGGTCGCTTACTAAATGAAATTTATAAACTCTAGGTATACATAATGATTATATCATACACACACAATTTTATTTTTATCAAAACTAGAAAAGTCGGTGGCACTTCTTTTGAAAAGTATATTATCGATAATCACTTTGATCCTGAAAAGGATAAATGTACAGGATCAATAGTAGACGATTATCCATGGTACAATATACCTTGTGAAGCAAAGGGGCATATGCCGTGGGAGAAAATAAAAGAATATGAACCATCGGCAGATACATTTCGTGCATTTACATTTGAACGTAATCCGTGGGACAAGTGTGTTAGTCAATACTATTTTTTCAGAGATAAGATAAAGGCTATCCCTAAAGAAATGTCGTTTTCTCAGTACTTAGAACTCTCTACTAAATTGACAGCAGAACAAGGAATGCCGATAGATCGAAGGAGATATAATAAAGCAGTCAACTGTATTATAGTTCGTTGGGAAGATTTCTTAGAAGATTTGCCTGTAGTTATGGCACAACTTGGAATAAAGTTTGACTTTGATGCGTTTTCGAAGTATAATTTAAAGTCAGGTGTGAGAAAAGACAAACATTACAGCACATTATATACCGATCGAGATATAGAGATTGTTCGTAATGCATTTAAATGGGAAGTGGAGAATCTAAAGTATGAATTTGAAGATGAAAGAGGAAAGCACTGGCAAACAATCTATTAAGCTATTTGTAGGTTGTGCTCCTAACGGAGAGGACGCTGAAACACAAATGGTGTTAGAATATACTGCTAAGAAAAATAGTAGTATGCCAGTAGACATAACTTGGATGAAACACGAGCCTGCAGGCATATGGTCTGGATGGAAAAGTGAAACTTGGGCAACACCATTTAGCGGATTCCGTTGGGCAATACCTGCTGCTTGCGATTACAAAGGGCAAGCAATATACATGGACAGTGATATGATCATTATAGGTGATCTCGCTGAACTTTGGAATAACTCGTGGAATGATTCTGCTATCATACAAATGAAAGGCGATTGGAGAACCTGTGTAGCGAAATGGAACTGTCAACGTGCTGGTCAAGTATTACCTAACATCGAAATGATTAAGAGCGTCCCTAACGCACACCAACAATTATTCAGCGCAATACAACAACGTCCTCATTTACAACAATCGTTTGATCGTCAATGGAATAATTTTGACGGTGAGAATGATAGAATTGAGGATATAAAGATACTACACTATACAGACATGGCATCGCAGATGCATTTGAAGCGAGCAATACCTCGTTTACAATCTGAAGGTAGAAGTCATTGGTACGACGGAGAAGTCCGAGAGCATCGCAGAGCGGACGTTCAGGAGTTGTTTGATAGGTATTATCAAGAAGCACTCGACTCTGGTATGAAGGTAACTGATTATTATTCGCTTGACTCTAAAGACTGGATAGGGTATACTAAAGAGAGTCAAAAAGATTACAAGGCAAACAACGGATTCGACGGATCCCAAGGACAATAATATGATATATGGTGAACTCCCAACCACAGGCGCAGTATTTGCTGCTTGTGACTCGAAATACTTCATGGATCACGCAGGTCCATTTCTTTATTCTGCATCTGAGAACGGATTTAATGTTCACATACATGTGGTGAATCCAACGAACGAAGTTCTATCCTATGCGGCAATACTTTCATCGACTTCGCAAACTCATACTACGTTTACATTTCATGATGTAGATCTCGGCAAGTTAAGTGGTGAAGAACGAAGAGCATATTATGCTTGTGCTCGTTTTCAAGTTGCGCCACATATACTAAGGTTTGCTGAAAGACTATTAGTGTTGGATATTGATTGTTTGATAATGCGTCCTTTCGAATTCCCAAATAAACCAATCGGATATTTCCCACGTGAGTCTCTCCCAGGAACTACAGGATGGGAGGCAGAGGGAACTAAAGTTGCAGCAGGAGCAGTTTACTTTGGCAAACATGCAACAGCACAAAAGGTTTGTACAGCAATCGGGCAAGCAATTGACCAACTGCCACTACAATGGTTTAACGATCAAATTGCTTTGAGTCATGCAATGAAGCAGTTGCCTGATGATTATGTTGAAAAGTTTGATGGCGAGTTTATGGATTGGGAATTTAAACAAGGCACTGCTATATGGACTGGCAAAGGTCCAAGGAAATATGACAACCCAACATACGTTGCTGAGAAGAATCGTATGGACAAGGCAAAGGAATACACAAAAGACAAGGATACTATCATACTTGCTCCACGTTTAGATCTGATGTTCAAACGCAGTGGCGTGGACTATGCTAAAGGTAGCATCGAACCAATAAGAATACATTGGGGCAATTTTATTGATAAACTTGCATCAATTCGTGCTGACCATATGCATACAACCCCACTTATCATTCAAGCACCTCGTTGGTTCTTCAATGAAAGTATATGCGAATGGTTTGATGGAGAAAAATGTATGATATATGTTCCTCACTCTGAAAAATCTATATGGGGTGGTGGTGATAACTGCAGATATTATATGCAAACAGTATTCCCATGGTTGTTTACAATAGACAAAAAAGGTTGGGGTGGCGGATCATCATATAAAGAGTGGTTTGATCCTGCTAAAGAAACAGAAAATGGTTCTTACAAATCTATGCAAGAATACATAGAAAAGGGTAACACCAAATTTAAGCATCTACAACCAGAAACTGAGTGGGAACCAAAAGAAGAATATGTATTCATGCCACTACAATTACCGCACGATGAGACCATTAAGTATCATAGTGATGTGACTGTGCCTGAAGTAGTCAAGGCAATGTGCGAATGGGCAGATAATGGTGGTAAGAAAGTGGTGTTCAAAGGACATCCAGTAAACATTGGTTCAATGGAACCACTAGTAGAAATTATAAATCAATACAAAAATGTGCAGTATGTGACTGATGTAGATATCAACGAAGGAATTAAAAAGTCGCTTGCTGTATATGTGGTGAACTCAGGAACAGGGCAGGAATCAATGTTGCACGGTAAACCTGTTGTTACCTTTGGTCGTTGTGATTATGAGGCAGTAACTATACATGGCGACATAAACAATTTATCAGAAACTTGGGAACAAGTTGCGAACGATGATAATGAAGAGAGAGTCCAGTTGTACAGTAAGTGGTATGATTGGTTTTTAACTGATGTAACATTTAACACTAGAAAGGAAAAAAATGCGTAAACTCATAGCAATACTAGCAATCGCTGGTTTCTTAGCAGTATCTCAAGGTTGTGCCACTCCAAATCAAGACTTTCCATATATTGA